CTGCAACATCAGCTTTAAGATCGTTACTTGACGCAGGAACCTTGTCGAACTTACCTGCTGGATTTAAAATGCGTGGTATAAAAATGAGAGACGAGTCTCAGTCTATTCAACCTGGAGAATTTAGAGATGTAGATGCTCCTGGTGGAAATTTAAAAGATGCTTTCATGACTCTTCCTTTCAAAGAACCATCGCAAACATTATTAGCACTTATGGGTGTCGTGGTACAGGCAGGTCAACGATTCGCTTCTATAGCGGATCTGCAAGTAGGAGAGGGTAATCAATCAGCAGCAGTGGGCACGACAGTTGCTATGCTGGAAAGAGGAAGCAGAACTATGTCTGCTATACACAAAAGATTGTATGCCTCAATGAAAAAAGAATTTAGTTTATTAGCAAGAGTTTTCAAATTATATCTACCTCCAATCTATCCCTACGATGTTATCGGAGGACAGAGGCAAATTAAACAATTAGACTTCGATGATAGAGTAGATATATTGCCAGTTGCAGATCCCAATATTTTTTCTCAAACACAAAGGATCTCCCTAGCACAAACAGAAATGCAACTGGCTGCCTCGAATCCAGCTATTCATAATCAGTATGAAGTGTACAGAAACATGTATGAAGCGTTGGGTGTAAAAGATATTGATTTAATTTTAAAAAAACCACAGCCACCTACACCAAAAGATCCAGCATTAGAACACATTGATGCATTAGCTGGTAAACCATTTCAAGCTTTTCCTGGTCAAGATCATCAAGCACATATCACAGCGCATTTAAACTTCTTACAAACGAATATGGTTAAAAATGCACCTATGGTTGGAGCTGCAATACAAAAAAATATACTTGAACACATTAGTTTGATGGCACAAGAGCAGATAGAATTAGAATTTAGAAACGAATTACCTAAATTAGCAATGATGATGCAACAAGCACAGATGAATCCACAGATGCAAAGAGAGTCAATGGCACTTCAACAACGTATCGACTCTAGAAAAGCTGTGCTAATATCTGAAATGATGGAAGAATACATGAAGGAAGAAACAAAAATTACTTCTAAATTTGGAAATGACCCTATTGCAATGCTTAGAGCAAGAGAATTAGACCTACAAGCACAAGAAAACTCTAGAAAACAACAAGAAGGTGAACAAAGGTTGAATTTAGACCGTATGAGAGCTATGATGAACAAAGATACTCAAGAAGAAAAACTAGAACAGAACGAAAAACTAGCAAATTTACGTGCTGACACTTCTATTGAGAAAACAATTTTACAAAACGAGTTAAAAAAGGAGTAATTTATGGCATGGTTTAGTTTAGCGAAGATTGCATTACAAGCTGGAAGCAAAATTTACAGCAACAGACAGAAAACAAAGATGGCTATGTCTGATGCACAGCTTATGCACGCAGAAAAGATGGCTCGAGGTGAAGAGCAATACCAGGGCAAACTTTTAGAAGCAAGGCAATCGGACTGGAAAGACGAATTTGTGTTGATAATTTTGTCGGCTCCAATTGTAGTGCTCGCTTGGGCGGTCATAAGTGACGATCCGCAGGCGATGGAAAAGGTAAAATTATTTTTTGATTATTTTTCTACCCTTCCATCTTGGTTTACAAACTTATGGATACTTGTAGTTGCAAGTATTTTTGGTATAAAGGGTACACAAATATTTAGAAACGGAGGCAAAAAATAATGTTAAAAAATCCTAAAAAAGCAGACCTTAACAAAGACGGTAAGTTAAGTGGTTATGAGAAAAAAAGAGGAATGGCTATAGAAAAATCCATGGCTAAGATGATGAAGGGCGGAATGGTTAAAGATGAACGTTCTAAATTTATGGGCGGTGGTATAGCTTACGCTGGTGGCGGAAAAGCAATGCCTAGAGTAAAAAGAGCCGGCGGTGGATCAGGTTTATACGCAAACATTGCTGCTAAAAGAGCAAGAATTAAAGCAGGTTCAGGTGAAAAAATGAGAACAGCTGGATCTAAAGGTGCTCCTACTAAAGCTAATTTTAAACGAGCAGCACAAACAGCAAAATCATAATGGGTAAACTTTGTCCAAGAGGAAAAGCAGCAGCAAAACGTAAGTTTAAGGTTTATCCTTCAGCTTATGCTAATATGTATGCATCTGCGGTTTGTTCTGGAAAAATTACACCTGGTGGTAAAAAAGATAAAAAAGCATTTGGTGGTAGAGTAGGTTTTAGTGCAGGTGGTTCTAGAAAAATTGCAAAAGCCTGCGGTGCTATCATGAATGACAGAAGAAAAAAAACTTTATACACATAATGGCTAAAAAAGGACTACGAGCATGGGTCAAAGAAAACTGGGTCGATATTGCAAACAAGCGATCGGATGGTTCATACCCGAAGTGTGGTCGAAGTGGTGGAGAAAAAAGAAAAAATTATCCAAAATGCGTGCCTATTGCGAAAGCAAGAGCGATGTCCAAAGGGCAACGTGCGGGTGCCGTAAGAAGAAAGCAAGCTAAAGCAAACGTGGGACCAAAACCAGATAGAGCTGCAACATTTGCTAAAAAAAGAAAAAGCATGGTAATGGGAGGATTAGTATGAGAACTGATTATGTAACTAGAAGCGGTTTTGCAAAAGGAACTAACCCACCAAGAACAAAAAAATATTTTAGACCTACAAAGTCTGGAGCAGGGATGACTAGAGCCGGTGTCGCCCGATACAGAAGAGAAAACCCTGGCTCAAAACTAAAAACAGCCGTGACTGGAAAAGTGAAGCCAGGATCAAAAGCTGCCAAACGCAGAAAATCATACTGCGCTAGATCACTAGGACAATTAAAAAGATCATCAGCAAAAACAAGAAACGATCCAAACTCACGAATAAGACAGGCACGGAGAAGATGGAAATGCTAGATGTATCAATTCCCCATAACTTGTATAGATAATTTTTTTAAGTACCCTGAAGAAATTAGAAGATTTGGTTTATCTTTAAAATTTAAATCTGAACCACAAGGCTTATGGCCAGGTACTAGATCACCAGAATTAAGTTCTATTTCTGAACATTTTAAAGATGCTATTTGTAGAAAATATCTTAAATGTTTTTTATCATCACCAGCTGTTCAATATAAATGCGCTGCTTATTTTCAAAAAATAGAAGGTGAATCTAACAAAGGTTGGGTTCATAATGATACTCCACATTTACATACAACTTTAATGTATTTAAGCCCTAATGCAGATTTAAATTCTGGAACATCAATATATAAACCTAAAACAGGTGTTGGTCCTATGATTACTACAAGGAACAATGTTAAAAAAAGAGAATTCAATTTAGGCAAGTTGGATAAAGAAGAGGCAGAAAAATTTAGAGTTCAAAGCAATAATGACTTTGAAGAAACAATTCGTTTCTCAAATGTACATAATCGTTGCATTGGATTTGATTCTTCTTATTGGCATTGTGCCAATGATTTTTCTAAAAACAAAGATCCACG